TATTTAGAGACGTGCCTATTGATGCAGATAGAAAACAACAATTAGGTAATTTTGTAGCTGGACAAGAATCTATAAACTGTCCTGCAGGAGCTGTATTTATTAGAGGTATACAAGTTTACGATACAGCAGGATCTGAAATTACGGGAGCTAATAGATGGTTAGAAAAAAAAGATGTAACATATCTTCAAGAGTATCAAGATGTTACAGGAACATCAGCGGCACAGGGTCAACCCAAATATTACGCTATGTTTGGTGGTGCTACAGGAGAGTCTGATACTACATCAGGTAGAATATTTGTAGCCCCAGTTCCAAACACAACTTATAGATTTAGGGTTCATTTTAATAAAATGCCAGATCTTTTAGAGAATGATGATACCAACTATATCAGTCTTAATTTTCCAAATGGTCTATTATATTGTTGTTTATCAGAGGCATATGGCTTTTTAAAAGGCCCGATAGACATGTTGACTTTGTATGAAAATAAATATAAACAAGAGGTACAGAAGTTTGCTAATGAGCAAGTTGGTAGAAGACGAAGAGATGACTACACAGATGGCACTGTTCGTATACCAGTGAACTCAGCAAACCCGTAGGAGATTATTATGGCAAATACAAGCGCAATATGTTCAAGTTTTAAACAAGAGCTTTTACAAGGTAAACACAGTTTTGAATCTTCAGGTGGACACACTTTTAAGATTGCATTATTTACAAGTTCTGCAACATTAGGAGCTTCTACAACAGACTATTCAACTTCAAACGAAATTACAAATACATCTGGAACAGCATATACTGCAGGTGGTGCAACTCTTACAAACTCAGGTGTTTCATTATCTTCAACAACAGCATTTACAGATTTTTCTGACGTAACTTATTCATCTGCTTCTTTTACTGCAAACGCTGCATTAATCTATAATACAACGACAGATGGCGGTTCAGGTACTACTGATGCCGTTTGTGCAATTGCATTTGGTGGTGATAAAACAGCAAGTAATGGAACTTTTAAAATTGAGTTTCCAGCAGCAGCAGCGACAACAGCAATCATCAGACTAGCATAGGAGGTCGACCATGTCGACGACTTCAGGATGGGGCAGGTTTACCTGGGGCCAAGCGTATTGGAATGAGAACACAACTCTTAAAACAGGTTGGGGTGCACAAGCTTGGAGTGATGGTGAATGGGGCGAACTTAAAGATGCTATTGCTCTTCCAACAGGTTTATCTATTACAGCTAGTGTTGGCTCGGTTGATGTTCCTGATCAAATAATTACACCTTCAAGTTTTGAAATTACAGCGTCACAAGGCGAAGGTTTTGTTCCTGTTTCTATAGATACATCTTTATCAACTACAGCTAGTGTTGGTTCAGTATCCGTGGTTGATATGCAAGTTGGCCTAACGGGTCAATCAACAACCTCTTCAGTTGGATCTCTTACAGTCAATGACATGACTATTGGTTTAACAGGTCAAGAGTTTACTGCAAGTCAAGGAACCGTAACAATACCAAATGCAACAGCGATATTATCTGGTGTATCTTTTACAGCATCACAAGGGACTGCAACAGCAAGTTCTACAACAGAGGCTTCTTTAACAGGAATAGAATTTACAGCTAGTCTTGGAACTGTAGTTATACCAAATGATGTAGTTCAAATATCAGGAGTCTCAGCAGAGTTTAGCTTAGGAAGTATTGTAGGATTGGGTGGTGCTGTAGTTCAACCATCAAGTTTAAGCATAACTCCTAGTGTTGGCTCTTTAACGATAGAAGAAGGTTTAGGATTAACCGGTCAATCATTTACTGCTAGTGTTGGATCCATAAGTTTGACCGATATTATAGTTGGATTATCAAGCCAATCTATAACCACTAGTATTGGAGCAGTGGATATTTTTGCTTACGGCGATGTTGACACTGGTTCAAATACATCATATAGTAATGTTTCAACGGGTTCGAATGACTCTTATTCGGATGTTGCAACTGGATCAAATACAAGTTATAGTGACGCTGCATAGGAGATAAAATATGGCATCAACATACACACCATTAGGTGTAGAACTTCAAGCAACTGGTGAAAACGCAGGAACTTGGGGTACAAAAACAAATACAAATTTACAAATCATCGAGCAAATATCTGGTGGTTATACAACTCAAGCTGTCTCCGATTCAGGAGATACAACTCTTTCAGTATCTGATGGTTCAACTGGTGCAACTCTTTCTCATAGAGTTATAGAATTTACAGGATCTCTTACAGCATCACGAAATGTTACAATACCTTTAGACGTACAAAATTTTTATTTCTTAAAAAATGCAACATCTGGATCTCAAAACGTTGTATTTAAATATGCAACTGGTACAGGAACTTCTGCTACAGTTGCAAACGGTAAAACTGTAATTGCATATGCAAAAGCAGATGATGGAACCAATCCAAATATTTCTACAATATCATTAGCAAGTGATTTGGTTGATGATACTACACCACAATTAGGTGGTAACTTAGATACTAATTCTTTCATGATAGATTTTGATGATGCTCACGGTATCAGAGATGAAAATGGAAACGAACAATTAATTTTTGAAACAACTGGATCTGCAGTAAATCATATTGATATTACAAATGCTGCAACAGGATCAGGGCCAGAAATTGGTGCAGTTGGAGATGACTCTAACATTAATTTAGAATTAAGACCAAAAGGAACTGGTGAGATAATGATTGGAACAGGGTCTGCATCAGCAACTCTTACTTCAAGCGGTGCATACGATTTAGTTTTAGATACGAATGGTGGTACAAATTCTGGTACGATTACAATTACGGATGGTGCAAACGGTAATATTACAGCTACACCAAATGGAACTGGATATGTTGAAGTTGGTGGTAATACAAACCCAGGAACACTTCAACTTAATTGTGAAAATAACAGCCACGGGATTAAGCTACAATCACCTGCACATAGTGCATCTCAATCCTATACACTTAAATTTCCAACAGGAAACGTAACAGCAGGAACTTTTTTAAAAGTAAATTCAGTAACTGGCTCTGGCACAAGTGGAGTTGGTCAACTTTCATTTGCGGCTGCAGGAACTTCTTGGCAGTCAGTAAAAACTTCTACATTCACAGCAGCAGCTGGCGAAGGATATTTTGTTAACACAACAAGTGGTGTTATCACTATGAATTTACCTGCAGGAACATTAGGCGATGAAATTGCGTTTATTGATTATGCAGGTACTTTTGATTCTAACACATTTACAGTATCTGCAAATGGTTCAGAAAAAATTCATGGATCGACAGATGATTTAACAATTTCAACAGAAAGAGCAGCAAATACACTTGTCTTCACAGATTCAACACAAGGTTGGTTGCTGAAGAATAATTAATTATGGCTACATATAAAGATATCGTTGGGACGGCAGTCCGAAATAATGCAGGTAATCTTCCTGCACCAGAAACAGGACAGGTTTGGTTTGATAGCACAAATATAGATTTTAAATATCAACAACCTAATAAAACATCTGCAGCATCTTGGTCGACAGGTGATCCAATGAATACCGCAAGAGCATATAATTTTGGAACAGCTGGAGTTAAAACCGCTGCGTTAAACTTTGGTGGAAATGAACCTCCGGGAGCTGTTACAGCAAAAACAGAAAATTGGGATGGAGCTACTTGGACTGAAGTAGCTGATTTAAATGATGCAAGAGGAGAAATTGGTGGATGTGGTACACAAACTTCAGCGTTGGCTGCTGGTGGAAACTCACCTAACCCAACAGCTAATACGGAAGAGTGGAATGGATCTGCTTGGACAGAAGTTAGTGGTAATTTAAATACAGCTAGAAAATCTTTAGCTGCAGCAGGGACTCGAGAAAGTGCTGTTGTATTTGGTGGATTTGGACCGCCTTATTATGCTAACACAGAAGTATGGAACGGAACTTCATTTTCTGAAAATGCAGATTTAAATAATGCAAGAAATCAACTTGGTGGTGCAGGATCTAGTAGTACATCAGCTTTAGCTTTTGGAGGAAATAATCCTGCTTTATCTCCTAACCCGTCACCTCTTACAGAGTCTTGGAATGGAACATCATGGACTGCAACAGGAGATTTAAATACTGGTAGATATGCAATGGGATCTGGTGGGACTGCAACCTCAGCAATATCAGCGGGTGGAGAACCTAAAACAGGTAAGACAGAATTATTTGATGGAAGCACTTGGACAGAAGTTACAGATTTAAACACAGCAAGACAAACTCTTGGTGGTGCAGCAACAAACAATACCTCTGGTATAGCTTGTGGTGGAGACGCACCTCCTGGTTCGCCTTCATATGTATCAGCAACAGAATTATTTACAGGAGCAGGTGCAGATATTGGAGCATGGGCAACTGGTGGAAATTTAAACACAGGTCGAAGAGGACTTGCTAGTGTAGGTGCTGATAACGAAGCGGCTTTAGCATTTGGTGGTTATGCTCCAGGTGGTAATACTGAAACAGAATCTTATAATGGAAGTAGCTGGACTGAACTTAGTGGAGACTTAAATACTGGAAGAGGTAATTTAGCAGGTGTAGGGACAGAGTATACTGCTGTGCTTGCTGTTGGAGGAATTGATAATCCAGGGACACGTCGAAATAACAATGAATCTTGGAATGGTACTTCATGGACTGAATTAAGTGGAGATTTAAATACAGCTAGAGATAGGTTAGCTGGAGGTGGATCGTCAACATCTGCTTTACTTAGCGGAGGTGAACTTCCAGGAGGAATAACTAATATTACAGAGTCTTGGAATGGTAGTGCATGGAGTGAGACTGCTGACCTAAACACAGCTAGAGATTTAGCTGGTGGTATGGGTGTTAGTAATTCATCATCATTAGCTTTTGGTGGTGAAGCACCGCCTTCTACTGCAAATACAGAAGCCTGGAATGGAACATCTTGGACTGAAGTAAACAATTTAAACACAGCTAGAACAAATATTAATGCAGCTGGAACAGCTGCAAGTGGACTAGGTTTTGCAGGAAATGTTAGTCCTCAACAACAAACTGAAGACTGGAATGGAGCTGTTTGGACAGAAACATCTGATTTAAATGAAGGAAGAACTAATAATTATGCGGGTGGTGCAGGATCAGTGACATCTGCTTTGTGTTCTGGAGGACAAACATCTACAGCATCAACATCACAATCAACAGAAGAATGGAGTGGAAGTTCTACTTTAGTTAAGGTATTAACAGATTAAGGAGGAAACTATGACAAAAACATATCAATACTGTGTAGCAGAAAACTGGGGCAAAGGATTTATCGATCACGATGAATCTTGGAGAATCACGTTTAAGGGCTATCCAGCTAATGTTTGGCAAGTTCCTGCATACAACAAACATGCTAATCTTTGGATTGCCAAAGTAGCGGGTGCGGTCAAAACAAAAGACGAGGCTCAAGCATTAGTTGATGCAGAGGTTCAAGCGGCACAAGCTGCTTGGGATGCATTACCGGATGAAGAAAAAACGGAAATGAATCCAAGACCTGAGGACATAACATTGGAGGAATAAAATTTAAATGTCAACTTATAAAGAAATAAGAGGACTTAAAGTTCGGGACTATACCACTAACCCTGATAACCCGATAGAGGGACAGCTATGGTATAATACAACGGCTAATACCGCTAGGTATCAGATACCAAACTTACTAGCTTCTTGGAGAACTAGCATAAACATAAATACTGCTAGAGACCAAGTTGCAGGTTCAGGAACTACAACATCAACATTAATTTTTGGTGGTGGTCCTCCTGTAATTGGAAATACAGAAAGTTGGAATGGATCAGCTTGGACTGAAACTGCAGATTTAAATGAAGCAAGAAGAGCGTTAGCAGGAGCTGGTGAAGATAATGAAGCAGCTTTAGCTATTTCTGGTATTGCAGCATCAACTTCAGTAAATACTGAATCTTGGAATGGAACAAGTTGGACTCAAGTTAATGATGTAAATGCTTATAGAGGTTTTGCAAGTGGAACAGGGACTGCTACTTCTGCTTTATTTTTTGGTGGAGGTACTGCTTCAGATGGTGGTACTCCTAATTCAAGTCTTAATGAAATTTGGAATGGAACTAATTGGACTGAAACTGGTGATATGGTTGCTGGAAGATCTAGTATGGGATCAGCAGGTGCTGATAGTACAAGTGCTTTATCATTTGGAGGAAATCCACCCTCAAATACAGCAGCTAATGAAAGTTGGAATGGAACCTCTTGGTCTGAAGCTGCAGATTTAAACACAGCAAGAAGAGCACTTGCAGGAGCTGGAGCTAATAATACTTCAGCAGTAGCTTTTGGTGGATATACAACTACTACCGTAGCGGTTACAGAATTATGGGATGGAACCTCTTGGTCTGAAGTTTCAGATTTAAGTAATGCTAGATCATTTATGGCAGGTTCAGGAATAAAATCTTCTGCATTAGCAAGTGGAGGTAGTAGTCAGACTTATGTTGAAGAATGGAATTCAACACAACCTGTTGGAGCATGGGCAACTACACCATCTATGAATACTGGTAGAGAAGCAATGAACAGAGGTGGTGCTGGAACTTCTGAATCAGCTTTAGTATTTGGTGGTACAACCCCACCTCTTTCAGCTCTTAATGAATCTTTCAATGGAACAACTTGGACTGAAGAAGCAGATTTAAATACTGCAAGATATTCATCTGGTGGCGCAGGTGCTAGTAGTGAATCCGCATTGTGTTTTGGAGGAGACTCTCCGCCTAAAAATGAAACTGAAGAATTTAATGGAACAAGTTGGGTTGAAGTAGCAAATTTAAATGATCCAAGAGGATACATGGCCGGTTGTGGAACTAAAGAATCTGCATTAGCTATTTCTGGTGATTATCCTGTAACAGCAAATGTTGAAAAATGGAATGGAACTTCTTGGTCAGAAGTTGGAGATGTAAACACTCCTAAATATGAATTAGCTGCTGCTGGGACAACTGCAAATGCAATTAAATTTGGAGGTAATCCAATAACTGCTACTACAGAAAGTTGGAATGAAACTGCTTGGACAGAAGTTAATGATTTGAATACTGCTCGAATTGGTTTAGCAGGAGCAGGGGAATATACAGCTGCTTTAGCATTTGCTGGAGCAACACCACCTGTTACTGGTAAAACAGAAACTTGGAATGGAATAAGTTGGCAAGAAAATTCAGATTTAAACACTGCAAGGGCTCAATTATCAGGAATGGGAACTAGAGCATCTGCGATAGCAGCGGGTGGAAGTCCTTACTCAACTAATTCTGAGGAGTGGTCATCAACAAGTAATACAACTAAAACAATAAGTACGGATTAATTATGGCAGTATATAAAGACATACGCGGAACACATATAACAACAGTAGCAAACGATCCACCCGCACCTGCTAACGGACAGATGTGGTATAACTCTACGTCTCAGACTATGAAAGGGTTTACATCTAATCCTGCAGGAGCTTGGTCAACAGGTGGTAATTTAAATACAGCTAGAGCAGCTTTAGGTGGAGCTGGAGATTCAAGTAATGCGATAGGTTTTGGTGGAAGTCCACCTCCCGCGCCTACAGCAAAAGACATAACTGAACAATATAATGGTTCAACTTGGAGTGAAGTAGCAGATTTAAATACTAAAAGAGCATACTTGGTTGGAGCTGGAGTTTATAATTCTGCAATAGGTGCAGGGGGAGATCAACTTGCTGGAGTTACAGAATCTTGGAATGGAACATGTTGGACAGAAGTTACTGATATGGGTAGACCTGCCGCTGGTATATTTGGTATGGGTTCAGCTGGTGTAGATAATGAATCAGCATTATATTTTGGAGGACCTTCTGGAACATCTCCAGTTATTTCAGGTGCAGACGAAACAGAGCAATGGAATGGAAGTTCATGGACTGAATTAAATGATTTAAATAATGCAAGGATTGGTATGGGTGGTGTAGGTATTGTTACAGCTGCTTTAGGTTTTGGTGGCGGGCCAACAGTTCCTTCTCTTGGTGGACTTACTGAATCTTGGAATGGAACCTGTTGGACAAATGTTAATGCTTTAAACACAAAAAGAAGATATGGTGGTTCTTCAGGACAATATACTTCAGCAGTATATTTTGCAGGACTTGGACCTCCTAGACTTGTTATTAATGAATCTTGGAATGGAACGAGTTGGTCAGAAACTACTGATATGAGCACAGCTAGAGATGCTTTAGGTTATGGTGGTTATAATGGTGGTGTAGGAACTGCTACTGGAATCGCTTTTGGTGGTGATCTACCTGGAGATTCAGCTGCAACAGAAGAATGGGTTAGTCCTGTAACAAGCACAGTAACATTTACAGCTTCTTAATACTTGTAATAATTTTTAAATATAGTATATAAGAAAGTATAGAAGGATATAAAGATATGAAAAAAGACGTTAAAGAAGTAATACAAGGTGAAGAACCTCATTTAAATAATTTGTTATCATCAGAAGATTTGTCATCGTTTAAAAGTATGGTAGACGAGCTTCGTGACACATGGACCAAGAAACAAATGTTTCGAACAGAAACAGAAGCAAGGTTTTCTGTGTTGCAAGATAATAGATACCCAACCAAAGCTGCAAAGTATTGGCAGTGTGTTAGAGAGCAGTCTAGTTATCTAGATAATCTTATGACCCTATCGTTTGATTATAGAAGAAACGAAGCAAAAATAACTTGGTTAGAAAAGAAAATTGAAAAAGAAGAGGACGAATATAAAAGAACTAAATATCAAATAGATTTAGATGAATGTAGATTTGCTAAAGCATCTATGGAAAAAGTTGCAAGACATAGAATGCGTGAAATAAAAATGTGGTCCAAGTTAAAGAAAGAATTTAACGATGGATCATTTAATGACAAAGATGTTAATGTTCACCAACTAGACTCTTATGGAATACAATATGCCGAAAAAGCTAAAAATTTAAATCAAAACTCATCAGAGGCAGAAATATTTAATGTAATGGGTCAATTGCAATCACTACAGAGAATTAAAAAATCTGGTGAATTAGAAAGTAGCTATCAAGAGAAAGAACAGATAACGCAACATGAAAAGCCCAAAGTTTGATTTTGTATTCTTAGGTCAATCAGTTTTAAAATATCAAGTACCTTTGGATATTTTTATGACTATTAATCATATCTATGAAGTAAATAAAAACAAACTAGATAAAGCTAATAAACAATTAGTAGGTAAAATAGAGGATGAACATTCGTTATTCTATCATGGAGCTGATCAGACAAAGATGAAAAATCATAATAGATTACCTAGAACAGTTACACATTATTTTATGGAAATGTTTAAACACTATTTAGCGTTTAATAAAATAAGAGATTATGATTTACATTTAAATTCTATTTGGGTTAATGAAATGAAACAGCATGAATATAATCCAGCACATATTCATAGAGGTATGTTATTTACAGGTTTGTCTAGTGTTATGATTTTAAAATTACCATCAACATATGGTAGAGAATACTCCTCATCAGAAAATCCACAAAACGGCAGATTACAAATATTAGGTGCATCAAATGGTCAGTTTTCAAAAATAGATTATCAACCACCTATGGATCTTAGAGATTTTTATATTTTTCCATATGATATGAGACATACAGTATATCCATTTAATGGCACTAATGAAGTAAGACGAACTCTTGCTGCAAACTGTGATGTACAGTTTGATCCGATAAAAAATAGAGGAGCGGCATGATACTGACAGAACCAAATTGGAAATCTTATATTGTTCAAACTAATAGTCCTATGTTTACACCCTTACAATGTAAAATGATTATAGAGGCTGGAAGAGAAGAACCTAAAAATATTGCAGAAGTAGGAGCTGATTCTAAAGGTATAAAAGGTGGAAAAGTGGATACCAAAACAAGAACTTCACATATTAGTTGGATACCTTTTTCTAAAATGCCAGAAATGTATAAAAATATAGAAAAAATTATGAAAACTACAAACGGTAATCATTTTGGTTTTGATGGAATGCAGATTACAGAGATGGCACAATATACAGAATATCCAGAAGGTGGGTTTTACGATTGGCATGTAGATAATGATGTTAATTGTAAACATGAACCACCCATTAGAAAAATATCTATGACTTGTTTGTTATCTCCTGAAAATGAATTTGAGGGTGGAGATTTAGAATTAGTAAAAGAAGGTCAAAGTGTAAAATTACAACAAGGTCAAGCTATATTTTTTGCATCATTTATAAGACACAGAGTTGCACCAGTAACAAAAGGTGTAAGAAGATCTTTAGTTATGTGGTTTGGAGGAACACCATTTAAATGAAAAGAGAGTTACATTTTCCAACACCAATATATCATTTTGATATAAAAGATAAATCGTTAAATATTCAATTAGAAAAAGATATAATGAATTGGATGCAACAAGATAAAGGTGTATCTAGAACAAATGTAAAAGGTTGGCACTCGACAACAGACATGCACACAAAACCAGAGTACGCTAAATTAGTAAAAGCTTTACATGAAGCACAAGATAAAATTTATATAGAAGAGCATTTAGACTCAGGACCTTTTTTAGGTAATATGTGGGCAAATGTAAATCCTCCTGGTGGATATAACAGAGCACATTTACATCCTAATTGCTTATGGTCAGGTGTTTATTATGTAAAGACTCCAGAAAATTGTGGTGCATTAAAATTAAAAGATCCTAGAACAGGAGCTGAAATGTGTTCACCTAAAATGAGAGAAAGGTTTAATCATCCTAATACAGCACCTGAAAGATTATGGAGAGAAGTTCATTATGAACCATTAGCCGGTAGATGTATAATGTTTCCCGCTTGGTTAATACACTGTGTTGAACCAAATGATTCTAATGATATAAGAATATCTGTATCGTTTAACTTTTTACAAAAGACAATGTTCGTATGAAAATACATAAAGATCAAATAGTATTTAGAGAACCTTATTTACAAACTGAAGAGGGTAGAATGTCTCAAACTACAAATCCAAGATGGAAAGCGTTAAAAAAAGACATTGAAAAAAATGGCATTATAAATCCTCTTATATGTACAAAAGATGGAGACAAGTATCGTTTGTGTATGGGAATGAGAAGATTTATTGCTGGGTGTATTCTTGGAATAGATGAATATGAAATAGAAGTTGTAAAAGATGAAGAACCAAAAACTTTGTTACATGCAACAAGTAAATATCAAAAAAAACATAAAGACGGAACAGAGATTGCATTATGATATTTAAATACCACGTTATAAAAAATGCAGTATCGTATGAATTAGCTAATTTTATATTTAATTATTTTTTACTTAAACGAGATGCTGTTGAGTTCATGTATCAAAATAATATAGCCTATGACAATGGCGTGTTTGGCACCTGGACAGATCAACAAGTGCCTAATACTTATTCTCATTATGCAGATATGGTTATGGAGACATTAATGATGAAAGTATTACCTAAAATGCAACAAGAGACAGGACTACAATTAATACCTACTTATTCTTATGCAAGATTGTATAAAAAAGGAGATATATTAAAAAGACATAAGGATAGACCATCTTGTGAAATATCTACTACAATAAATCTTGGTGGAGATCCTTGGCCTATATTTATCGATGGTACGGGGTCTGACAACGTCATAGACGAGTATAAGAACATACATAAGCCCAATGCACCCAAAGGAACAAAAGTCTTGCTTGAAGTAGGTGATATGCTAGTATATAGTGGCTGTGAACTTGAACATTGGCGAGAGCCGTTCGAGGGCAACATTTGCGGTCAGGTATTTCTACATTATAATCATGTAAATGGCCCATTTGCTAATAAAAATATGTTTGATGGCAGACCAAAGCTAGGTCTACCAGCATTTATAAAATAGTATTATAATGGAGTCATATGCTACAAAAAATAGGTTTTGCACCTGGAATCAATAAACAAGTAACACCCACAGGAGCAGAAGGTCAATGGATCGACTGCGATAATGTTCGTTTTAGATATGGCACACCTGAAAAAATAGGTGGTTGGAAACAGTTAGGTGAAAGTAATTTGACTGGTGCAGGACGTGGACTTCATCATTTTGTAAATAGCTTAGGCAGAAAATATGCAATCATAGGAACAAACAGAATTTTATACGCATACTCTGGAGGTGTATTTTATGACATACACCCTATTAAATCTACAACAACACTTACAAGTGCATTTACCACAACTAATGGATCATCAGCTGTTACAATAACTTTTGGTAGTGCACACAGCATATCTGCAGGAGATATAATATTATTAGATAATTTTTCTACAATAACTGGATCTAACTTTGGGTCATCTGATTTTGATAATAAAAAATTTATGGTTACGACTGTGCCTTCTAGCACAACACTTACTGTAACAATGCCATCTAACGAATCAGGATCTGGTGCAACAACATCAGGTGGAATTAGAGTGCAACACTATTATCCTGTAGGACCAGCAGTTCAAGCAAAAGGTTTTGGTTGGTCACTTGGAACTTGGGGTGGTGAAGAAGTTGGAGCTTTTACAACAACATTATCAGGTGCCATTAATTCATCAGCAACCACTGGTATCACATTAGCGGACCCATCACAGTTTCCAGATTCTGGTACAAACTTTGTTTTAATAGGCACAGAAGAAATATCATACACAGGTATAAATGCATCTAACGAATTAACTGGTGTTACAAGAGGTGTAAGAAATACCACTGCAGCATCTCATGGTGCTGGAGATACTGTCACTAGCACAGCAAATTATGTAGCATGGGGTGAAGCTGCGTCAGGAGACTTAGTATTAGAACCTGGTATGTGGTCGTTAGATAATTTTGGAGACAAAGCTATTTGTCTTATACACGATAGTGCTGTGTTTGAATGGAACTCAGTTGCATCTAATGCAACTGATACAAGAGCTGTAATTATAACAGGCGCGCCAACAGCATCAAGACACATGTTAGTATCTACACCGGATAGACACTTAGTATTTTTTGGAACAGAAACAACTATTGGAGATACATCAACACAAGATGATATGTTTATAAGATTTTCGGATCAAGAAGATATAAACACTTATACACCCACAGCAACTAATACAGCTGGTACACAAAGACTGGCTGACGGATCACAGATCAGAGGAGCAATTAGAGGTCGTGATGCAATCTATGTTTGGACTGATACAGCATTATTTACACAACGTTTTGTTGGTCAACCATTTACGTTTGCATTTGCACAAGTTGGAACTAACTGTGGACTTGCAGGACAGAATGCATGTGTTGAAGTTGATGGTGCTGCATATTGGATGTCAGAAAATGGTTTCTTCAGGTACGCTGGTAAATTAGAATCACTACCTTGTTTAGTAGAGGACCACGTTTATGATAATATAAATTTAGAATCTGGTAATCAAATGGTATCTGCAGGACTAAATAATTTGTTTGGTGAAGTCATGTGGTTTTACCCAACAACAGGATCATCAGTTGTAAATAGAATGGTTGCCTATAACTATTTTGATTCATCACCACAAAGACCTGTATGGACTGTCGGCACACTTGCTAGAACTATGTGGGAAGATTCTGCAATATTTGGTAAACCACACGCATTAGAATACGATGCAGCTACAGATACGTCTTTTGATGTTGTAGGCAACACAGAAGGCAGAACAACATACTATGAACATGAAACAGGAACAGATCAAGTTAAAGGTGGAAGTGTAACAGCTATTACTGCAAACATTGCATCTGGAGATTTTGATATAAGTCAAAGAAGAGGTATTACGGGACAATCAACAGGCATTGCAGATCTTAGAGGAGACGGTGAATTTTTAATGAAAATAAGAAGATTTATACCGGACTTTATATCACAGACTGGTAATACACAAGTTACATTACAATTAAGAAATTTTCCAAATGATAGTCAAGCTAGTTCATCACTTGGCCCATTTACAGTTTCATCTTCTACACAAAAAGTAGATACACGTGCAAGAGCAAGAGCTATTGCCTTAAAAGTAGAAAACACATCTTCTGCTCAAAGTTGGAAATTAGGGACTTTTAGATTAGATATACAACCGGACGGACGTAGATAATGGCAAAGATAGTACAAGTTTTAACAAGACCAAGTAAAGAATATGATTTACCTACAGCAGAAGCTCAGGTAAGAGATCTAGACGCTATTGTAGAAAAATTAAATACAACGTTTCAAGAAGAACTAAAAGATGAGGTAGAAGCACAAAACTTCTTTTTAAATTAATGGCAAATAGTTTTATAAATAAAAAAGCAGATTTAACTACAACAGATTTAACTACACTATATACAGTGCCTAGTTTTAAAGCTGCTGTGGTAAAATCATTGTTAGTATCTGAGGACGCTGGATCAGGGTCCACAATAACTATAACATTAGTAAATGCTAGTGGCACTATATTTAATCTATTCAAAGATAAAGCCATAGCATCTAAAGCAACAACAGAACTTTTAACTCAACCTCTTGTAATGGAAGAGAGTGAGTTTAAAACAGGCGAAGTATATAAGGACGATTCTGAGTGGAAAGCTAAGAATATACCAGAATCTGACATAAGAAAAGATGTTAGAGTTATTATGCCAAGCCTTGATTTATTTGGAGAAACAAAATAGAATAGTAAGATGGCCATAACAAACGCACAGCAATACAAACAACTAGTAAACCCACCGATGCAAGGTAATAAAAGACCTGGATATCGTGGTGATGATGCTGCTAGAGCTGATAAAGCTGCTAGGTCTGAGGGTAGAGCTTCTATGGGACGAGCTGATCCAGGAAATGCGCCACAAGGTGATGGACCTGAAACAGGTGCACCAAATCAAGGATTAATTAGTGAACTTAGAAGACAAAATTTAGAAAAAGCGCCAGATGTTTTTCAACGTCCTGAAAGATTTCAAGGAATAAAAAGTCTAGCCTCTAGATTAAATCCACTATCTTTTATACTAGGATTAATAAATCCTGGTTTAGGTATAGCTTCTAGATTTTTTACTCAACAAGCACCAGATGCTTTTCAAACATTTAAAGACTCTCCAACATTAGCAGACTTTATAAAAAACATGAGAAAAGAAGATGTTTCTCCTGTTTCTGTAGAATCTGGAAGAGATAGTGGTCTTAGACAACCAATAGTACCGATAGAACGAATATCTGAAAGTGATATGAGCATACCTATGATAGAACGAATATCTGAAAGTGATATGAGTTTAGCAACACCAGAACAAAAAAAATTAATTGCTTTACAAAACAGATTTAACTTTGATGATGGTGGTATGATAGGTGGAGGCATTATGGATGCTGCAGGTAGACAAAATTATTTTTTAGGTAAGCTAGTTAAGAAAGCAACAAGAGCAGTTAAGAAGATAGTCAAAAGTCCTGTTGGTAAATTAGGATTAGGAGCTGCACTTGCTTTTACACCTTTTGGAGGTAAAACACTTGCAAGTAGATTTATGGATTTAAGCAATCCAATGAAAGCTTTAATAGGTGGTGGATTATTATCAGCAGCACCATTACTATTTCAACAAGAGGAAGAACAAGGAGAAGGATTAGGAACTACTGGATCAGTGGGTGGTCAGATACCTGATGCAGCATACACAGATCCTAGAAGTGTTTTGTTTAGAGCATTTAGAATGGCTGAAGGTGGTAGAATTGGATTAAAAGATGGTGAAGGTATTATGAAAATGGCTTCTAATGATGCAAATGAAAGATTATTAGAACAACTTTACGAACAATTTTTAGAAGAAGGTTTTTCTCCAGAAGTAGCTGCAAAAAAAGCAAGAGAAGAATTTAATAAAAGAGATTTTGCAGGCGCTAAAGGTGGAGATGTTGAACCGGTAGCCAAAAAAACTATGCCACTATTAGATATGGGTGGACAAGAAATGGATTTAAGAGCTGAAGGTGGCTTTGTGCCAATAGGTAGAATGGAAAAGGCTGACGATGTGCCTGCAAGATTATCCAAGAACGAGTTTGTATTTACAGCTGACGCTGTTAGAAATGCAGGTGACGGAGATGTGGACAAAGGCGCAGAAGTTATGTATAACATGATGAAGAACCTCGAAGCCGGAGGTGACGTATCCGAAGAATCGCAAGGCTTAAAAGGCGCACGTGAAATGTTTCAAACATCAAAAAGATTAGAGGAAGTAATTTAATGGCTATTCAAGAAACTAGAACATTACCTGCACCATTCGTAGATAGATTAGGCACAGATCTTGCAACACAGATCACGGCCCAAGCACAAATTCCTGTTGTTGCACCAGGAGCAGCCGGTATATCACAATTAGCAGGAGAGACTGCAGAAGATTTTAAAGCAAGACAACAAGCAGCACAACAGTTTGATATCAGACAACAAAGTCTAGCAGGACTTGCACCACAGGTTGCAGGTTTAAGTCAATTAGAACAAGACGCAAGAACCAGAGCACAAGCAGGTCTTGGGTCATTTCAACCATTTTTAACTGCAGCACAACAACAAGCAGGAGCAGCCGGAACCACTTTAGGTGGAGTTGCATCTGGATTAGGAGCCATACCTCTTGGAGCACCGACTACGCAACAAGTAACAGATTTTATGTCACCGTTTCAATCACAAGTGATTAATGCAACTTTATCTGAATTTGATCGTAATACTGCACAAAGAGAACAGCAAATAAGAGATCAACAAGCAGCTTTGGGTGTGCTCGGCGCTGGTCGAGCGGGCGTACAACTCGCCGAGTTTGGTACGGGGGCGGCACGTGAACGTGCATTATTGCAGGCAAATCTTTTACAACAAGGATTTGGACAGGCAATGGGTGCAAGACAACAGGATATAGCTAATAGATTTGGTATAGCTCAGGCACAATCAGGTTTAGCTGGACAACAATTAGGATTAGGACAATTTCAAACAGGACTAGCATCACTAGTCCCTGGATTACAAAGAGCAGATGTCGGACAACTTGGAGCATTGGGCGCAATCGACAGATCATTAAGCCAAGCACAACTTGATGCACAAAGACAAGCAGCAACAACAGCAGCATTCCAACCACAACAACAGTTAGATAGATACGCTGCACAAGTAACAGGTCTAATGGGTGGTTATCCAGGTGGAACAAGGCAGGAGTTCATACCACAACCTACACCATTACAGTCTGCTTTAGGTATCGCAACTACATTAGGAGGCCTATACTTAGGAACTAGATAATGAGAAGTAGAACTTTAACAAGACCAATGTTTAGAATAGGTGGTTCGTCAGGAACTGGTATTACATCAGGACTTGATAGACAAAACTATCGAGTTGGTGGAGGAGCTGATGCTAGATTATTTAATTTACCCAAATCAACTCAAAGACCGAACATGTTAGATGTTGCTGGTAGAACATTACCAGGTAATGCACTTACTAATAAGATAACCTCAAATATAGATAAAAAACCAACTGGTATTGGTATGGGAACATTACCAGGATTTTTAACAAGTTTAGGTTTAAATATAGCTACTGCTCAACCAACAGGAAATATATTTTCTACTATTGCAGGGGCAGCAAAAGATCCGTTTGAAACTTTCCAACAAGCTAAGTTTGCAGAGGCAAAAGAAGAACGAGAGTTTGAGAGAGAAAAAGAATTACAATTGTTAAAAAACTTAGATGAAGACGATAGAATTCAAATACAAAAAGAAGCACAAGTTTTAGCTGACAATCCAGAAAGTGAATTTTTTGGAAATTATAATAAAGCATTAAATATGTTAGCGCAGAAAAAAGTATATGGTGTGCAGTTTATGCCAGGTGAAGAACGTAAAAAAAGAATTGAAGCAAAAACGTTAGAATTAATTGGTGCAAGAGTCCCACCTATCGTAGCAGAGAGACAAGCAACTTTTTTTGAAGATTTTCCTAAAGTTGAAAAAGCAAATCCAGACATACCTTTTGATATAGAGCAACCTTTCTTTATTGGTGCAGATCAACAATACAAAAATGGTTTTGTTTATTATGATCCAATAGATCGACTATACCTCAGAAGAGACACTTCGATTACAACAGGAAATACACCAGGTTTTGAGGATATCACTAGTGAAATAAAGTAAGGGGTAGCTGTGGTAGAAAAATACGACAGATTTAAAATTCAAGAGCCAGAATCAGAAACAAATTTAGCTGTATCTGTTGCAGCAGGAATAGGTTCTGGTTTAATAAAAATACCTTTAGGTTTAGTATCAGTCGCTGCAGAACTATATGATGCAACACAAGGAGAAGGTGTAAACTACGATGAAAGTGCTGTTGCAAGACTAGAAAAATTTATTGATGAAAGTGTTGTAGGAGACGTTATTAATGGCTTAGAAGATAAGGCAAGAGACACTGCAGCTGGTAGAATAACAGAGGCATTAGTGCAAGTTGGTGTGCCTGCAGCAAGAGCTGCAAAACTTGCTGGTAATATAGCTGTTAAAGTAGTTGGTGGTATACAAAAAGGTAAAAGAGTTGCTGTAACAGGTAAACAAGGAAAAAATTTATTAAAAGGTGCACAGAAAGCAAACGAATTAAATAAAGCAACAAGATATTCTAAATATGCTGCAACTAGTCTTGGTGGTGCTGCAGGTGCGGCCGCTGTTTATGATATAGAGGATATTGGAACTTTTGGTGATATTGCTCCAGGCATAGGAACAGGTTTAGATAGAGACGCTACAAGAGATACAGAAGATGATGCTATAAGAAGATTAGAGAATAGAGCTAAATTTTTTGCAGAAGGTGTTTTATTAACACCTTTTGTATATGGTATTGGACAAGGTGCAAAATTTTTAGGTAAGAAAGGTAAAGAACTTGCATACAGTAATTCTAAATTTGAAAGATTATTAGATAAATTTGCATCTACATTTAGACCCAGAAGTAAAAAGTCACAAGTGCTGTTTGAAGCACAAATGAGAGTTGAAGGTCAAGAGGGTGCAGCAGCTATTGTTGCAAAAGATTTAGTAAGAGACATTGATGATTCTTTTAAAACCATATTTGATAAATCATTTACAGCAGCTGAGAGAGTCAAAAATACTGACACTATATTAGAACAGATGGATGGTTTAATTAGAACTGGTAAAGACACTATTAAAAACAACGAGGTAGTTTTTAAAAACTTTGACAAAAAAAGATTAACAGATTTTAAAAAATCATTATCTAATCTTAAGATACCTGCAGCAAAACAAGATGAATTAGTAGATGCAGTTACTAATTCTAAAAAAGCTTTTAACAGATTACAGACAGACTTGTTACAAGGCGGTAATTTAACTACAACAAACAAAGATGAGCTATTAAATTTTTTTAGTCAAAGATTAAACTCAACGCTATCGAACGATTACAAAATATTTCAAAACAATAAAATAGTAAAAACAACAAATTACATACCATCAGACGAAAAAAGACAGGCTGTTGCACAAGTGTTTATGAACTATGCAAAAAATAATAAAGTTAGAGGTTATACAAATAAAGATGCCTTGTTAGACGTAGATAGAGTTCTTGAAAATGTAAAAATGGACCCCGTAACAAAATCACCAGTATTTAGATTTGAAAGTAAGAGTGCACTTTATGATGGTGTAACACAAGAAATAAACATTTCTAAAATGATATCTACAAACAAATTTGACCCTAAAGATTTAATTACAGGTCAAAGAGATTTAAAAGCATTTAGAGAATTATTTGGAGAGATAAAAGATGCAAGAAGAACAATTATTAATAACATGCAGGCAATGTCTTCGATTACTGCAAGAGATAAATTTTATAATACAATTGTGCAAAGTGGTAAAATAGTTTTTGACAACCCATCACAAGCACAATTAAATTTACCTAATAGACCAGGATATACCATGGGTAAAAATGGTATGCAGATAAAATCACCTCTTGGTGAAGAAATTTATACTAATCCTATGAACGGTAAATTTACTTCATCAGAGTTTGAACAAGCAATAAAATTTTCAGAAGAGATGCCACTAGATGGTTTAATGAAATCTTCTTTATATAGATATCTAATAGCAGTGCCAAAAGCAGGAGCACAGGTTGCTAAAACAGTATTAAGTCCATTCACACACATGCGTAACTTTACAAGTGCTGTTGCATTCAGTGTAGGCACAGGTAATATGTTTAAGGACCCAAGATTTATTTTAAGAAGTTTTAAACAATCATTTAATACGATACAGCCACAGATACTATATAGAAATCTGCCAGAGGACCAGGCATTTTACAGATTTTTACTTGATGAAGGTGTGGTTAATTCAAGTTCTACATTCCAAGATGTACAAGGACTATTAAAAGATATTGCAAAAGGTGGTGATTTTATAGAAAGAGCTTTTGGTAAATTAGGTAAAAGAATGAACAAAGTGTTTAGAGGAGCACAGGATCTATACGTTGCAGAGGATGACTTTTATAAAATATATAATTATCTTGCAGAGTTTGATAATCTAAAAAATGCATATAAAGGTGCGGTGCCTGACATAGAACTTGCAAAAAGAGCAGCTAGCATTGTCAGGAACACCTC